AACATCGACGAATACGTTTGTGAGTATTTCGATGAGAAGTTGATGGATCCTAATAACTGGACTTTCCCTGTCACTGACAAGGGTATTGATGGTATTGAGATCATTGAGAAAAAGTTTGGTTTGTGGAAAAACACGGTTAAGCAAAACAATATTGGTCGCTTCCTTGGCACTGATTCTCAGAAAGTCATTCTGATTAAAGAAGACATTGAGCAAAACGGTATTGATTGTAGCCAACCTCCTGTTTATATTGACATTGACACTGGAGACATTATCACTGGTGGTCACCGTCACGATGCCTGTGCTATGCTTGGCATTCCTGGTTACATGATTGTTTTTGTTCGTTGCAAAAACGAATGGGCCCGTAAGCGTTTTGCCAAGGCGCTGAATAATGAGCGTGTCTTCCATGCCACTCTCAACAATGCAGATGAAGTTGTTGAGCATATCAAGTTTGGTATTTCTGAAGGTCAGATCACCTGCCAACAGCAAATTGAAGATGAGATCCGTTTGATTGCTAACAACTCTCTCAGCAAGACTAAGCAAGGTCGTCTTGTTAAAGAGATGGTAAGTTTCATTCACAGCAGCGGTAACACTAACGTGAAACTGGAACGCTACACTTCTCACAACGAGACCACTTACGAAGAGTTTGTTAATCGTTCTACTGACACCTATGTTAAGGATGTTCTGAATAATCCAGAAGTTCGTAACTATTACATCAATATGGATAACTGGGGTTCACGGACCAATCCTTTGATTACAGAAGCAGGTAAAACTCCTCATAATTCTTGGATGAACATTCAGTCTTCCGTTTCTCTTCCCTCTCGTGTGGAATCTCTTGATGTGAAGCGTGAGAAAGTGCATGGTGTTGCTCTTAACAACCTCGCAGAATCTCTTGATAAGGTATTCATGTATAAGGTTGCTAATGGTTGCTATCCCTGGCAGCACAGGAAGTGCCAACACGCCTTCTTGGCTCAAGATCACCACACAGAAGGTGTCCAAGAAGGTCAGTTCATCCGCTTGTGATGTGACGATTAATAAGTGTCACACTGGGGTCTTCGGACCCCTTTTTCATGCCCTATAATTATCCCATCAACGACGCACCGCATGACCCTGACCCTTCGCCCCCACCAGCAGCGGATGCTCGATGCTCTGCTGTCTGCTGATCGTGGGCGTCTTACCTGCCCCACAGGCGGCGGCAAGACCCTTGTGATGATCCTTGACACCCTGCGCCGTCTTCAGCAGGCAGAGCGCCCCCAGACCATCGTAGTGGTCTCTCCTCGTATCCTGCTGTCTGTCCAACTGTATGAAGAGTTCTTTGCTGAGCTCAATGGTAAGGTTGATGTTGCTGTGATGCATGTTCATAGCGGTGAGGTTGACTGCACCAGCACCACTAAAATCCAAGAGATCCAGTGTCATGCTGCTGTGTGTGCTGCTGCTAACACTCACCAACTGATCTTCACCACCTACAACTCTCTGCGTCGTATCAACGAGGCAGGTATTGATGTGGATACCATCTATTATGATGAGGCGCACAACTCTGTGCGTCGTGACTTCTTCAAAGAAGTTGCTGCTGCTTCGCTGACTGCCAAGCAAGCATACTATCTGACTGCCACTCCTAAGTATCGTGGTGGTGCTATCAGCATGAACAACACTGATGTGTATGGTTCTGAGCTGATCAATGTTCCTGCTCCTGAACTGATCAGCAATGGTAGCATCATTCCTCCTACCATTCTGCCTCACGTTGTTGACATCGAGCGCCACAAGTCTCTGCTCGCTGCTGAGAATGACCGCCAGGTGCTGACTGACATCGTTGCCAAACTTGATGGTGATGCTGCCCAGAAGATCCTGGTTGCTGCTCCTAACACTCGTGTGCTGTGGGCATTGCTGACTGGCACCAATGTGATGCAGGAGTTTGCTGACCGTGGTTATGATGTGCTCCACATTACCAGCAAGCATGGTGCTTATGTGAACAAGACTAAGGTTGGTCGTCAAGAGTTCTTTGACACTCTTGATGCTTGGGGTAAAGATCCCAGCCGTAAGTTTATCATGTTCCACTACAGCATCCTGTCTGAGGGTATCAACGTGCCTGGTCTCACCCATACTATTCTCCTTCGCAATCTGCCTGTGATTGAGATGGCGCAAACCATCGGACGTGTGATCCGTCTTGACCGCCAAGATGCTGCTGACATCGCTGATGGTAAGATCCCTGCTGGCAAACTTGACTTCTATCGCAAGCGCACTGGTTTCGTGACTGTGCCTGTCTTCACCAACTATGGTAAGCAGACTGAGAAGCGTTTGCAGCGTGTGGTTGACAGCATCTTTGTCAAAGGTGTTGCTGCTACGGAGTTTGCCTGATGCTATTTGAGTTTGAGAATCCATTTATATTCTGGACCAGTGTCAAAGATCATCAAAAGATCAAAGACAAACTGGTCCCAAGGATCAAACGCGATTCAGTAAATGAAGATATCATCCACCGACCAAATGAGTTTATGGTATCATCATTCTATAGTCAAACGTATGACTATATTACGGATGAGATGTTGAAAAATATAGTGTGGGATCCTCTGGAGCAGATGCATGTAGAGAAGCAAATCATGACTCCTCCAAACTATACATTGGAAGCATTTTGGTGGAATGTGTATCAGCCAGGTGGGTTTGCTAAAGTTCACTCACATGCATCTGCTGACTGGTCTGGTGTGTATCTCCTTCATTTAGAAGAACCGAATCAGACGTATTTCTACTCGCACTTCGGGCACACACCCAACACTGGATACATGAATCAACAAAAAATCCTAGATGAGGCTGTGGAGGGTGATGTTATGCTATTTCCATCATTCTTAGAGCACTCATTTCATCCTGGTGTTAAGGATCGTATCATTATTGCGTTTGATATTATATCAAACCATGGTCGTCCTAGAGTAAACATTGTAAAGAAGAGAAAACAGGACCTGCTCTGGTCCTGAATCATTAAGAATGTGTGAGGGAATCCCATTTTCCCTCACATCCAGTCTAAAATACCTTAGTTCGACAGACAACCATGGATGCTAAACACGACAAACGTAGAGATGCCCTTGGTCTATTCTACGAGAGTGTCCTAAAACCAGATCCAGAGTTGCGTCAATGCGCTCACAACCAAGAATGTTTCCATGAGTTAATGGAATGGCGCTCTGAAGTGCTAGAATACCTTGACCGCCGCCGTAATGAGGAGTTTCACTGATGACTATTGAAGGACGCCCTGACATTCAAGTTTCTGATGATTATTGGGAGAAAGAATATGCGAGTCAGCGCAAAGATCGTATGCAAGATGCTATCGACGATTACCTCCAAGATGACAAAGTTGATGCACGACGAGCATATGAAGAGATACTATCTTGTATCGATGATGTGATCAATTATCACAAAAAGCAATTTGATAAAGCAGTTGCTCTAAAATCGTTGATGATGGGTCACAGGGCAGTGGACTTCCTTGAGGATCCTGAGCTTGCCCACAAATGGAAATATGATCAAATCCCAGGACGATACTGATGAATGAAAAGGAGCGTTTGTTGCTGGCATTGCAGCAAATAAATAACATCACTCAACTCATTCAAGACAACCAATACAAAGACTTTTTGTATGGTAAACTGATTGGTATTGAGGTAGAACTTCAACGACAACTCACCAACATCACTTATCATGAGCGAAGAAGATTTCAAAACAGCAGTCAACAACATGTTGATGATGCAGAACAACAACGATCACAACTTTCAGATCTTACAAGCACAAATTGATCGTCTGCAGAAACAATTAGATGATCTTAATGATCTGAAAACTATGTTTAGACTCCCCGATCCAAAGAACGCTAATCGTAAAGCATTCGAAGAAGTTGACTGATGAAGTTTGAGCATGGTATGATGGTCCAGTATCACCACACTCAAGGGTGGGTGAACTTCATTAGTGATGATTATATCACTATCTGTTTCTTAGATAGACCAGACGCATCAAAGCGTAACGGTCGTTACCAAGCAAATCTTGTAGTTTATCGTGATTTTTGGCATGAAGTATGCAGTTGTGTGGATGAAGAACAAGAAGAAAGGACAAGCGAAACAACAAGCTATTTTCTACAATCTAGAGGATGCGATTATGTGGGAGCAGCATATTAACAAGACTGAACATGCTAAAACAGAACTCCACCCGATCTGGGGTGACAGTTAAATAAGTGTCACACGGGGTCGTCAGACCCCTTTTTCATGCTGTATGATTACAAGGTAATCGAGAGACACCCATGCAACTCCTGACTTCCGCGACTCAGGTTGATTTCTTCCCCGTTGCCAGCGGCAAGCGTTTCGTTAAGCGCGTGATCTGGCATCCTGGCGCGGAAAGTGAGATGATTTCCTTCAGCACTGTTGTTAAGTCTGATGCTCTCTATGACATTCGTAATATGATTGCTAACGGTGCTGAGGTTACTGACTTCAACACTGAAGCATACTCTGGTTCTGATTACTCTCCTGTCTACTGCTGATTCTGCAAAACCCACATCAAAACCTCCGCATTTCCTACAATGACACTCGCTTCTAACGACACCGAACTCCGCAAACTCCGCCAGACTATCCTAGAAGAGGTTGAGGACATGGACATCGAAATGCTCAAGCGCATTGCCTATGAAGTTCGTTGTGAAGAAAACGGAATCTATCCCGACCAAACTTACATTCGCTGGTGACCCTGTGACACTCTCCGAACTGGTCTACAACTGGTTGCTGAAGCGCCTGGACCTCCTATAATACATTCATCAGCAAAGGACACATGACCATCACCGAGCGCAACCAACGACTCTTTGAACTGCGTCACAAACTGTTGATGAAACGTGAAGAAGTTCGTATGGTTGAGCGTGAAATCTATGCAGTGCGTCAACAATACAAAGATGCACAGATGGGCGACCTTTTCACTGAAATGTTTGGAGAATGATGACACAAGAAGACAGAGAGTTTGTTGACTTTCTTTTCAGCAAACTGGTCAAGCATGTTGATACTGATATGCTTGACCTTCACGACTCTGATAGTTGTGACGACCACCTAATGTT